CATAACCACCAGTAAAGCCACTAAGATTAGCAGTAAATCTTAGAACATTACTTGCTCCAGAATAAACTCTTACACGATTTCCCCTTATTCTCATTTCAATAGTATACATACTAGGGTTTGATCGGATCACTCCCGATGGTGTTCTAGATATTTCTGTATTATAACTACCTAAAAGACTAGAACCCTTATTAAAGTTCGATTCTCTGAGTGTTGTAGTTTAGGCAACAAAAGACATCGCCACAAAATATTCCTGCCCTACCAGTAGCACTTGCAGAAAAAGCAATCCTGGCTTTTAAATGTATATCTTTAAAATTACTATAATTCCAAGCAAGCTCCCCTGAACCTTCAAGTTGAGAGTAAGGTCTATTTGATGGATCATCAGGGTTTCTCCATACATCCCAGCTGCCACTTAGAATATCCCAATAACTAGATGGCAGTGGGTTTGGATCTCGAAAGTCCTCGTACCATATTAGGGCTGAATCTGGTTTTCTTCTTAAAACTTCAGTTGTTAATTTAAAACCTCTATCTGGCTCAGCCATAAGACCATTTACATCTTTAAACTTTCTTGGAGAGAGGGTAAAGTCTGCTTCTCCAGTATAAGGCTCTTCATTAAAACTAGAACAAACACGAAAGCCATAAAAAAGAACTCCAGAGGTAGGGCTACTAACACTAACAGTATGAGTACCAGATGTAAGATGCACACTATATGCTAAAGAAAGCCAGCAACTAGTCCTCCAGTAGGGCCACCATAGCCTATTTTCAGTAAAGCTTTTATCCATACCATCTATAGAAACATTGATGCTATTCTTATCCCAAAAAGGAAAAGAGATTCTAATTGCAAGGTCATAGTTTCCAGAACTAGAAATTTCAAATTCATATACAGCCTCGCCATCATCTCTAAGAGTTGCAACTGTATCAGATAGAACAACTCCATCAGAATAAGTGTCTGGATTTCCACCATGTCGGTCTATATAAATAGTTCCGAAATTAGCCTTTTGTTCCTTTCCATAGGCAGTTAAATACCTACGGCGATTATAAGTTTCGCTAAGTAGCGGATAAACTCTATTAGTAGAATCTGCTCCTTCCATATAATCTTAAATATGAGGAAGTGCCCAGGGAACTTTATCATAATCATCCCAATAAGCAATAATGGGAATCATAGGTTGAGGTGGACCATCATCTGTAAAATTATAACCTCCAGTCATCCAAAGCTGGGCTGCATAATAGGTGTTTGAAATACCACGATAGGTAATACCTGGATTTTTAGGAGTATCATGTATCCTCCAGTTCCAGCCATATGCAGGAAGTCCTAAAAAGATCTTACTTGGACTCATAACCCTAGATGCATAATTGTATATACCTTCAAGCCAATCTCTAGGTGAAACTGGTCCAGGAGCAGAGCCTGCCCAAGCCATACCATAACTCATAATAGCTGCAGTATCACAGTAAGGGTTTAAGTCCTCATAAACACACCAGTTCTCGCTACCTACCGAGCCCTGAACACTTGTCATTCCAGGAAGGCAGATATTTACAAGCTTTGATGGATCATAGTTTTTTACTCTTTCATATATATCTTTAAAGAGTAAGTTTGCAGCATTTCTATTTTCAAATCCGCCTCCACGCTCGAAGTCAATATCTACACCAGAGCACCAAGGGTATTTATTCATAATCCGAATAATTTCAGATAAGAATTTATCCTTTGCACCATCAGTATTATTTCTTAAGGCAGTAAAAATTGATGCAGTACCATGATTCATAATAGTGAGTAGCCATTTAACATGTGGCCACTTATTAATATAAGGCATCATGCTAGAAATACTTGTTCCCGTTTCTATAATTGTTCCTGTAATATCTACCTCAAAGGTAAAGATGCCTACAGTATCAAGACGGTTTCCGTAATCTCTAAGAGCCTCATACATTCTCGCATTGCCCATGAAAGACCAGACCATGCACTTTTTCCCTTGCAAATAATTCATAGGCCCATTTCTCCTTCCTGCATTTCTTGAAATTCAAATAGGACTCTAGCTGATTTTTTATCTTCAAGCTTAATTATGTGTTTACTATCACCTGCGGCAGAGTATTGAAAAAAGCCCTCTTTTTCAGTAGGGCTTCCATTTTTGAGACACTGTCTGGTTGATGCTTTATTTTTATTTCATCATCTTTATTAAGGCTAGTTTTTATCTTTAATTTATGTGATCCATAACCCTGGGATAATTCAATACTACTCTTAGCCATGCCTTGAATAGGGTAAATGAAAGCATCGAGTCCTGCTGATGTAGTTCCAAGGTTAAAAAGCACGATAGTTTCCTTGTTCCTAACAATACCGTTATAAAATCTAATAAGTGAAATGCCTCTATCAAGACGGAGCTTTTCAAGCATGGTTTCTGTATTAAGTGTATATCCTGTGAGATTACTTCCTTCTTGTAATTGTATATCTGTAAAATAAACCTTACCTACACAATCACTAATAAAGGGTTTTACTCTTATGTTAAAAACCTTCTTTTCTTCCTTTAGATTAATGGTTTCAGAGAACCTAGTAAAATCTTTAGACATTTTCTCACCTACCCATCAAGAGTCCATTTTATTTCTGAAACATGGCCAGTCCAACCAGTAGCAATGGAGCCACCCTGTAAAAATAGGTCTGTAAAATAAACGATACCTGTGCAGTCAGAAATAAACAACCTAACTGTTACAGATTTTATTTTTTTACTTGCAGAAATACCATGTGCTATTTGAGTAAAAAAGACCATTTATATGCTCCTTCCTAAAACAAAACAATAAGCCTAGTTTCAGTTGTTCCATCCTCATATTCAATAAGGACTTCAATTCCAACTTGCCCATTTGCACCTTTTTGAAGGTTTTCAGATGCTATCTGGGCAGAGAGAGTATAGCTTCTCCTATTTGCAGGATAAACTGTCTGAGATAGACTTTTTGTCATTCCTAGAATCCCATCAGCCATAAAAGAGGCATCTCCAGATACTCCATTATTAGGGTCAACACTAAAACCAGAATTAAGCCAGTAACTCATACCATCATCTGCTCTTGAATTTCTTAAATGGTTAAAGGGTACTAGGTCTTTGACTTCTTGCCTATCAAGTACATCAGTAGAAGATAAAACATCAGCTGCCTTATCCCACTGAGCAGATGAATCACCAAATTCCCTAAGCTTTGTGGATAGCTCCAGTATTGTTTTCCATGGCTCTTGTAGATTATATTGCCTACGAATAACCCTAGTCTTTACATAGAGATTTAATTCCTTATCATGAACTGTTACAATATCTCCTAAGTTCCAAGCCTCATGCTCATAACCAGTTAAAACTGATAAGTCCATAGCTGATAAGACATAAGAGATTCTAGGTTTTGCATATTCAGCAAGTCTCATATTTGCAAAATCTAGCATCTGGTAGGGATTAGTAAAAGATGATGCGTCAAGAGTGCCTATCCTTATTTCAGATGAGTAAGAATAGTCCTCAACATATTCTTTATTTCCATTGATTGATGCAAAGGTCATCCCATCTTTCCCATACACATAAAGCCTAGTAATAAGGCTTCTTGTATCTACAGTTCTTTCTATACTTTTCATGTTTTTCTTATAGGAAAATAAAGCCCCACTATCTATTCCACCAAAGGTTAGTAGGTGAACAAGGCGATTAGCACTATCAAAGATTAAATCTCCACCATGTATGTTTTGAGTAGCCCTAAGAATAGATAGGGCATTCCTTTCAGTAGATTCCCAGGTCCTCTTTGTAGATACAGTTACATTTCCCACTGACCAACCAGTTCCAAGCAGGGCATAATTCATAGGAGCATTAGGAAGGTCAGCTGTAAAGTTTCTTGCTTCCTTTTCAACGCTAAAGGATAAATCATAAAAGGCTGCCTCTGCATAAACAATAGTTATGACTTTGCCATCAGTACTTTTTTCATCCTTGATTGTTCTAATGCGATAAACATCATTTACTATCTGTACTTGCTTTTCATTATCTAGGGTATCCCTTTTAGGATCGTGAAAAGGTAGCTTAAACTCTAGAACATCAGCCACACAACCCTATAATTCATCTAACTTGCATACTCAACCTTAAAAACGGCGAGTTGTAGAATTAAGTGAAACAAAAGTAAATAAATAAAGCTCACGAGAGCTTCTCTGTTATAATGTTAATTAGC